CGGCGCGCGCGTTCACCGAGCCGGAACGCGCGCTCATCCGCGCTATGCACGGGTACCTGCCGGCCGCCGAGCTGCTCCGGCTCCTCAACGAGCGCTTGGCCGCTGACCTCGGCGAGCATGCCCTGCCGTACACGCTCGAGCAGCTCTACCGCGAGACGCACGGCCTGGCGCCGGCGCGCGCTGGCGCCGATGACTGGAGCGCGCTGCGCCGCCTCCTGGCCGACGCCCGTACGAGCGGGCTGCTCGAGCACATCACCCCGACGCTCCTCGAGGACTTCGCCGTCATCTTCCAGCTCACCGTCGCCCAGGCCACGCACATCAAGGACGTCATCCAGCACGCGAAGGAGACCACGCGATGAGCCGCGCGATCGGCTTCCGTCGTCAGGAGTTCACCGCGGCCGCGCTCGACCTCGGCACCGTGTCGATCGACCTGCAGGACTACGCCACCACCGGCCTGCGCGTCGTGGCCGTGGGCCCGAGCGGCATCGGCAAGACGAACGGCGGCCTGCTCATCGCCGAGCAGCTCGCCGCCCAGGGCTGGTACGCGGTGCTGATGGACCCCGAGGGCGAGATTTCCGAGCTGTACCCGACCGTGCTCACTACGCCCGACGCGCTCGAGCGCCACCTGGCCGAGCGCACCGGCGAGCCGATCGCGGTGGTGCCCGTGCGCGATGCGGCCGCGTTCCTGCCCTTCGGCCAGGTGGTGATGGCGGCCGCCGACGAGCTGCGCCGGCCGATCTTCCTCATGCTCGACGAGGGGCAGATCTTCTCGACGTCGCGGCGCAAGGGCCGCGAGGACGTCCTCGGCCAGGCCTCCGACCTGGTGAACGAGTTCATCCAGCGCGGCCGCAAGCGCGCGCTCGACCTGTTCCTGTCGGCGCACCGCTTCTCGGCCTCGCTCAACCGAGCCGTGTTCGGGTCGAAGAACCTCACGCTCGTTGGCCGCCAGGAGGATCCGAGCTCGTGGTTCGCCCTGGCGCCCATGTTCAAGGGCTCGGGCATCGACTACGCGGATGTCGCCGCCCTCAGCCCGGGCGAGTTCTTCTGCTTCAGCCGGCGCGGCGTCGAGAAGGTCGTGATGCCGATGGCGGCCGCGCTGGCCCAGGTCGCTCCGAAGGCGACGACGGTCCGCCCGCAGCGGCCGTCGACGTTCTCGCAGTGGGATCGCGCCATTCGCGAGATCCCCACCGAGCGGCTCAAGCGGCTCACGCCGCCGGCGGTCGCGCTGCTCGGCACGATCACGGGCCTGTCCACGCAGCAGCTCGCGACGGGCGCGCGCGCGTTGCACGACGAGCTCGCCGCACGCGGATGACCTGGCAGCAGTTCGTCGGGAGCTACTGCCGGCGCAGCAAGGTGTACGACCTCGCTGCGGTCGTCGGTCAGCCCGTCCGCACCGTCGAGCGCCTCCGTCGCCAGGTCGGTGGCCGCCGGACGATCGACCACGACTTCGGCACGCTGTTCGCGCTGTGGCACGGCCGGCCGCCACGGGCCGACGAATGGCCAGCGCCGTTTCGCTTCGGCCACGGCTACGAGTGGCAGGCGCCCGAGGTCGTCGCACTCACACAGATGCTCGGCCGCGTCGCCCTCACCGAGATCGCGCGCGCGTTGACCGAGCGCCTGCGTCGCGTCACCAGCAACGGAACGGCCACCCGCGACGTTGACGCCGTCCGCCGGCAAGTCGGCAAGCTCGGCTTGGCGGTCGGGGAGATCGTCGGCGGATTGACGACCTCGCAGGCGGCGAAGCGCGCTGGCGAGACCGTCGCCCTCGTTCAGCAGGAGATCCACAAGGGACGGCTGCGCCACTTTTACATCGGGCATCGCATCGTCATACCCGAGCGCGCCTTCCTCGAGTGGAAGGCGACGCGTCTGCCGGAGCCGCCGGCGGGCTGGGTGAAGCTCTATGCGATCCGGGTTCAACTCGGCCACCACTTCGATCATCTGGCCTACCACGCCAAGCACGGACGGATCCCGGGCGCCGTGCTCTGCACCGGCAACCGATACTGGCTGCCGCCGCGGGTGGCGCGCGATCTCCTGCGGCGACGTCGCCTCGGCCTGCCGATGCCGTGGAGCGGCTGGGTCCATCGCTGCACCGCGCGCAAGAGCTGGGACCTCTGGCGGCGCCGGCGCCACCGCGACTGCGCCGAGTGCCGGAGTATCTGGCGCGGGGTCGGAGGCGAGCCGTCGACGTTCGAGGCGTTCTACGAGCGCTGGCTGAAGATCCCCGAGACGACGAAGCGCCATCTCACAGGGCCTGACGGCATCTCGAGCACGTCGGCGTCGCTGCTGACCGGGATCGACCGGCACGACTTCAGTGAGGCGGCCAAGCACGGCGAGCTGAAGGCGACACGCGTGCGCGGTGGCTGGTACTTCCAGAAAGAGGACGTGCTGCGCTGGGCGAAGAGCCACGCCGCCAAGGCGACGCGTCACACGCGCGGCCGCATGACCTTCAAGGACGCCGGCCGCTTCATCGGCGGCATCGCGAAGATCCGGGCGGCGATCCGCCGCGGCGAGCTGCGCGTCGTCCGGCGCTGGGACGGCACGCCCGGCGTCATGCGCCACGAGGTCGCGGCCCTGCACGTGCGCGTGCACTCGATCCCGGTCGCGCGCGCCGCGCGGCTATGCGGTGTGAGCGTTCCCACGTTCACCAAGCTGGCCGGGCGGACGCAGTCAGACGCGATCTGGCGGCCAGGCGAGCGCGTGCAGCCCAAGGTCATCGACCATGTGCGCCGGCGTCTGCAGGCCGGCTGGCAGCTGACGCTCGAGGACGCGATCGCGCTCCTCGGCAAGCCGCGCTGGTGGGTCGAGCGCGCGATCGAGCTCGGGTACCTGCTGCCGCTGCGCGCGACGGGCGACTCGCGCCGCCTCGTGTTCGGACGCAAGGCTGTGCTGGCGATCGCACGACGTCGGCTGACGCTCACCCCGGGCCCGAGGACGACGCGCGGCCGCCCGGTGGACTGGCTGCCGCAGTACCAGGCGTGCGAGCTCGCCGGCATCACCGTCAGCACGCTCAAGCGCTGGGACGCGCTCGGCTGGCTCACGAAGGCGAAGGGCAAGGGCGGCACGCGCCGCGGCGGCAACGGGATGGGCTGGGCGTACAGCCGCGCCTCCGTCATGCGCGCGGCCCGCCGCTACTGGCCCCGATGCCGCTTCAAGCGCCGCACACCGCCCGCGTGGCTCACCAAGGAGGCCGCGTGAGCCGCCGGCGCCATCGTCGCGCGGCTGGGCGTCAACCCGCCCGCGCGCCGATTCTGAAATTCAGAATCCTCAGACGCCGTAGGTCTGCGCGGAAGGCCGGATCAGGGTCGTCACGCCGCAGCCCATTTGTTCGAAGTCAACGAACGGCGGCTTCGCGGCGGCGCAGCCGTCGGACGGCCAGGCGATGACGACCTCGGCGGAGGGTAGCGGAGCTGGCGGACGCTGCCACTGCAGCCATGCGAGCGCCGTGTACAGCGCGAGCGCGATCAGTCCGGAGGCGCGATCCATGCCCGCCACTTCATCACAGCCGGGGGAATTTTAGCAAATGACCAAGCTGCAGATCTCGCCCGAGCTGACGTTCCCGGCCGACACCGTCACCAGCACGATCGTCGTCTACGGCGGGAAGGGGATGGGCAAGACGAACCTCGGGTCCGTCATCGCCGAGGAGCTGAAGCGCGCGCGCCAGCGCTTCTCGGTGATCGACCCGGTCGGTGTGTGGTGGGGCCTGCAGTACGCCGCCGATGGCAAAGGCCCGGGCCTCGAGGTCCTCATCCTGGGCGGCGTGCACGGCGACATTCCGATCGAGCCCACGGGCGGCGCCATCGTGGCCGACCTGGTGGCCGATGAGGAAGTCGACGTCGTCATCGACATCTCCCGGCGCCCGAACGGCAGCATGTGGTCCGCCGGCGACAAGATCCGTTTCGTCACCGACTACTGCACGCGGCTTTACGAGCGCCAGGGCGAGCGGCGCCGCCCGATCATGCAGATCATCGACGAGGCCGGCCGCTACGTCCCGCAGACGATGCCGTCGGGCGCGATCGACCTGGCCAAGTGCGTCGGCGCCATCGAGCAGCTCGTCGAGCTCGGCCGCAACGTCGGGGTCGGCGTCTGCCTCATCACGCAACGCAGCGCGCGGATGAACAAGTCCGTCTCCGAGCTGGCCGAGTGCATGATCGCGTTCCGCACCGTCGGACCGCTCTCCATCAACGCCATCCTCGACTGGTTCGGCGAGCACGTGGAGAAGTCCCGCTGGAAGGAGCTGCTCGAGCAGCTGCGCTCGCTGCCCCGTGGCCACGCGCTCGTCGTGTCCCCCGGCTGGCTTGAGTTCGAGGGCGTGGTCCAGGTCCGCGCGCGCGAGACCTTCGACTCCTCGGCGACACCGACCTCGAGCGACCGGCGCCGCACCACCGGTCAGGCGGCGAAGCCGGACCTCGGCAAGTACCGCGAACGGATGGCCGCCACGATCGAGAAGGCGAAGGCCGACGATCCGAAGGCGCTCCGTGCGCGGATCGCCCAGCTCGAGGCTGAGGCGAAGAAGAAGCCCGCGGCCGCCGGCAAGACGAAGACGGTCGAGATCCCCGTCGTCAAGCCGACCACCGTCAAGGCGCTCGAGCGGGTCGTCGACCGCTGCGACGGGGCGATCGCGCGCGTCAACGGTGTGGCCGTGACCCTGCGCGAATACATCGAGAAGGCGCAGGCGCGCGGGACCGAGCTGCAGGTGGTGCGCGACGCGGTCGTCGGCGAGCTGCGGGCGCTCCGCGTCGGCGATCGGTTCGAGCGCGTGCTGCGCACCACGCTCGGGAAGGACGCGCCGGCGGTGACCGTCGTGCGCGTGCCGACGTCGGCGCCACGGCCCGCAGGCGGTGCCGGCGACGCATCGCTACCCAAAGGCGAGCGCGCCATCCTCACCGCCGCCGCCCAGCGGCCCGACGGCGTCACCCGCGAGCAGCTGACGGTCCTCACCGGCTACAAGCGCTCGTCGCGCGACACGTACGTCCAGCGGCTGCGCGAGCGCGGCCACCTCGAGGCCCAGGGCGAGCAGCTCGTGGCCACGCAGGCCGGCGTCGACGCCCTCGGCAGCGACTTCGAGCCGCTGCCCACCGGCGCCGCGCTGCGCGCGCACTGGCTCAAGGAGCTGCCGGAGGGCGAGCGGCGCGTCCTCGAGGTGGTCATCGGCGCCTATCCGAAGTCGATCGACCGCGAGGAGATCTCGGCCGCCACCGAGTACAAGCGGTCGAGCCGCGACACGTACCTGCAGCGGCTGGGCGCGCGCCGCCTGGTCACGACCGAGCGTGGCCAGGTGCGCGCCAGCGAGGAGCTCTTCTGATGGTTCAGCGACCGCGCGCGGCTTTAGCTTTTCGGCCCCTCCCAGTCGCAATCGTCGTTGCTGCAGGTGGCCCGGCCGCAGCACCGGCGTGTTGTCGGGGATCGCGTCGCCACTCCACGCCTATGCCGACGGTCCAAGAGAAGTGCCCCCAGTGCGGAGCCGACGTCATCCCCGCTGATCGACGCCGCCTTCAAGCCGCTCTCCTGTTCTTGGTCGGCGTGGGCCGACCTCACACCGCTCTACCACAGACGTCGAGCGACAATCCATATCCGCTACGGAACAAGGAGTAGGGCGAGGCCGCCGACCATCCCTCTCGAGATTCCGTCCCGGATCCCGCCGCACAACCTGGACGCCGAGCGCGCCATCCTCGGCGCGATCCTCATCGAGGACGCGATCGCCACCGTGGCGCCCGCGCTCCGCCTCGAGGATCTCTACACCGACCGGCACCGGTCGATCTATGCCGCGATGCTCGCGCTCCACGACCGCGACGAGCCGATCGACCTCATCACGCTCAGCGAGGAGCTGCGCCGCTCCGATCGGATGGAAGCGATCGGCGGGCCCGCGGCGCTGGCCCTGCTCGTCGAGCAGGCTTCGATCGCCGCGCACCTGCCGTCGTACCTGCGGATCGTGCGCGACATGGCCGTGCTGCGCGAGCTCATCCAGACCTCCACGCACATCATCACCACCGCGTACGACGCCAAGGACGACCCGAGCGCCGTCATCACCGAAGCCTCCGAACGCCTGGTCACGCTCGAGCGCCGGCTCGCCGTGGTGCGCGATCCACTGCCCGTGCACACGTGGGCCGAGCTGGTCGCGCGCAAGCCCGAGAAGCTGGTCTACGCGTGGCCGGGCTGGGTGGTGGAGAAGAAGATCGTCCTGGTCGCCGGCGCCGGCGACTCCATGAAGTCGTTCCTCTGCACCTTCCTGGCGGCCATGGTCGCGGCCGGCCGGCCGGCGCTCGAGCCCGACAACAACGACAACCCGTGCGCCCAGGGCCCGGCCCTCATCGTCTCGGCCGAGAACGGCTACGACGAGGACACGCGCCGTGTGCAGCTGCTGCACCGTGGCCACGCGCTGCCCGACCAGCTGCCCGTGTCGGTCCTCACCGCCGACTCGCTCTCGCTGCGCGATGCTGCCACGTGGGCCTCGTTCGCCGACCTGGTCGCGACCATGAAGCCGCGGCTCATCGTCATCGACAGCGGCATCAGCGTGGCCGACCTCGACAACGAGAACGACAACGCCGCCGTGGCCAGCTTCATGAAGAAGTGCATCCAGCCGCTCGCGCGCGTCCACGGCGCCACCGTGCTCCTCATCGTCCACTCGCCCAAGCCGCCCACCCAGCGCGGCAGCTTGCCCTTCACCGACGAGCACGTGGCCCGCGGCGCCTCCGCCTGGCGCAACGCCGCCGACGGCGTGCTCTATCTCAAGCGCGACAAGTCGCTCGGCAAGGACGCCGTGGTTCTGCGTCCGGCCAAGGTGCGGGCGGGCTTTCGCCACCCGCCGATCTGGTTCCGGATCGAGACGACCGAGGTCGACGACGACGGCCAGGCGCTGGCGGTGCAGGTGCGCTACGGGGGCGAGTTCACCGAGGAGACGGGGCAGGCGGCCGACGCCGCGGCCGCACTCGGCAAGGCCGTCCCCGTGGCCATCCAGGTCCTCAAGACGACGCCAGGAAGCCGGATCTCCAAGCTCACCGAGGCGATGGTCGCCGCCGGCATCACCGAGGCCACCGCGCGCCGTGCGATCGCCGTCCTGCGAGGCCAGAAGGCGTGGCCGTCGGGCCCGTGGCAGGGCAAGAAGCAGGCAGTGGTGGACGAGACGCCCGGCGGTCGCAAGAGCGTCTTCCTGACCTTCAATCCCTCGATGGAGGCGGCCGTCAACCCGGCCGCTGCGGATGACGATGACGCCCCGTTTTGAGGGTCCGAAAGTGACTGCTCAACACCTCTTTTCACAAGCGAGGGTTGAGCACACACTTCTCGGACTCGGATCATCGTTGCGCCACGTGTCTGCTCACGTGTCTGCTCAACAGTGGGTGAACAGTCACGGGGCCGTGTCGGAAGTACCCGTTATCCCACTACTCCACGTGTCTGCTCACGTGAGCGGACTCGTGATCATTCTCCATAGAAAGACGGTGGAGCACCCCCATTCGAAGAGGGGTGCTCACCGATCTGTGTGCTCATCTGCTCAAGACTATAAGGGGGTGTGGGGGATGAGCACACACACCCGAACCGACCACGCCAGAGCCACCGATCGGGGTAGGATTCTCGCGACGCGAGACATGCCGACCGCACGGCCGCCGTCGTCACCCGCCATGCCTCGAAGGCCGAGGGCCCCTGGCCGATCGCCGCGCCAGCGGGGACGCGAGGCCGCTCCATTCGCTCAGGTCCTGGGGGTCGCTTGGGGCGAATGAGTAAGGCCAGGCGCAAGGGCACGGGCGCACGGACGCTGACCCGGCGCCAGCTCGCGGCCGCGATGGGGGTGCGGCCTGGGCAGATCACGCGCTGGCAGGACGACGGGATGCCGGTGGCCGTCAAGGGCGGGCCCGGCAAGTCGGCGCTCTACGACCTGGCGGGGGTGAAGGCGTGGCGAGCCGCCCGCCCGGATCCGTCACGACCCGGCGGCGTCAGCGTGGCCGAAGAGACGGCGCTCCTGAAGCGCACGCAGACGGAACGCGCGCAGCTTGAGATCCAGCGGCGCCGCGGCGAGCTGCTCGATCGCGCGTTGTGGGTGCGCGCATGCGCGGAGCACATTACGCACGCGAAGGCCCGGCTGCTCTCGCTGCCGAGCGCGCTGGCCGCGCGCGCGGTGCACGCGGCGCAGACGGGCGGGCCGGCCGCGGTGCAGCTGCTGCTCGAGACCGCCATCCGCGAGTCGCTCGTCGAGCTCGCCGGCATGACGTCGACGGAGACGGCGTGATCTCCGAGGCGCAGCGCATCGTCGACGACAGCCTGCGGGAAGCGCGGCGCGCGTGGGCGCCGCCACCGAAGCTCACCGTGAGCCAGTGGGCCGATCGTGAGCGCGTGCTGTCGAGCGCCGCGAGTCCGACGCCGGGCCGCTGGCACACCGATCACCAGCCCTACCAGCGCGGCATCATGGATGCCGTCCACGAGCGCGCCGAGGTCATCGTGTTCATGAAGTCCGCCCGCGTCGGCGCGACGGAGATCATGCTGAACGTCCTCGGCTACCACATCGCCCACGATCCCTGCGCGCTGCTCCTGGTCGAGCCGTCGGAGGCGCTCGCCAAGCGCGTCAGCAAGAACCGCCTCGAGTACATGCTGCGCGAGACGCCGGCGCTCGCGCGCGTGGTGGCGCCGGCCCGCGGCCGCTCCGGGTCGAACACGCTCCTGCACAAGGTCTTCCGCGGCGGCTACCTCGTGCTCGCCGGCGCCAACAGTCCGACCGCGCTCGCGAGCGACGCCATGCGGGTGGTGGCACTGGACGAGGCGGACAAGTATCCGCCCCACCTCGGCGACGAAGGGGATCCGATCGCGCTCGCGTTCCGGCGCGCCGAGGGCTTCTGGAATGCGATCCGACTGCTCAGCTCGACGCCGACGATCCATGGCCAGTCCTCGGTGGAGAAGTGGTTCCTGCAGAGTGACCAGCGCCGGTTCTTCGTGCCGTGCCCGCGCTGCGGCCATCGCGACGTGCTCACGTGGAACGATCCGACGCGCTTCGCGGTCGTCTTCGAGGGGCGCGAGCCCGCCACCGCGCGCCTGCGCTGCCCGGCGTGCGCAGCGCTCATCGCCGATCACGAGCGGCCCGCGATGGTCGCCGGCGGCGGCTGGCAGGCGACGGCGCCGTTCCGGGGCGTCATCGGCTTTCACGTCTGGGAGGCGTACTCGTCGCTGTCGTCGCTGCCGCGCATCGTGGCTGCCTTCCTCCGCGCGCGCGAGCTCGGCCGCGAGGAGCTGCGCGAGTGGACGAACCAGACCCGCGGCGAAACGTGGGAGGACGAGGCCGCGCGCGTCGAGAGCCACGTGCTGCTCAAGCGGCGCGAGCCGTACCGGGCCGTCGTGCCGGAGGGCGTGCTGTACCTGACGATGGGCGTCGACACCCAGGACGACCGGCTCGAGGCGCGCGTCTGGGGCTGGGGCCTCGGCGAGGAGTGCTGGCTCATCGACGTCCGCACGTTGCCCGGCGACCCGGCGAAGCCGGAGGTGTGGGCGATGCTCGACGGCCTGCTCGAGGCGACGTGGGCGCACGCGCGCGGACACCAGCCGCGCATCGCCGCCACCGCCATCGACTCCGGCGGCCACCGCACCGATCACGTCTACGACTACGTGCGGCGCTGGCAGCATCGCCACGTGCGGGCCACGATCGGGCGTGATGGCCCGCGCGCGATCTGGACGCGCGGCCACCAGCCGCGCTCGGGCGAAGGGCGGCGCCAGGTCCCGCTCTTCGTCGTCGGCGTCGACAACGCGAAGGCGCTGATCGTCTCGCGGCTGCGCCTGGAGGCGCCGGGGCCGGGCTACGTGCACTTCCCGGCCGATCATCCGGCCGTCGACGACGGCGAGATCGACCAGCTCACGGCCGAGGAACTGGCGACCGTGTACGACAAGCGCAAGCGCCCGCGGTCGGTGTGGCGGCTGCGGCGGGCCGGCGCGCGCAACGAGGCGCTCGACTGCTACGTGCTGGCGCTGTGGGCGCTGCGCGATCTCCGGCCCGACCTGGCGGCGGCCGCGCGCGCGCTCGCGGGCCCGGCGCCCGCGCCGGCGCCGCCGTCGCCCGGCGAAGTGTCCGCGGCCGAGGCCGCATCGCCGATCGCGCCGCCCGCCCCGGGCCCGCCGCCTGCGCCCGCGGTACCGCTGGCCCCTCCTCCGTCGGGGCGCCGCGTGACACGCAGTCGGTATCTCACTTCGTGACTGGAGTGCAGACGTGGTGAAACTACCTTGGCAGCCGGCCCTGCTCGCCGCCCGCTTCTGGGCGAAGGTCGACACGGCCCCGGGTCATGGTCCCGATGGCGACTGCTGGATCTGGACCGGGGCGATGTTCGCCGTCCACGGCGTTCCCCGCTACGGCTGCTTCTTCGATGGCTCCAAGAATCGCCAAGCCCACCGCGTTGCCTACGAGCTGCAGCACGGCCCTATTCCCCGCGGCGAGGTCGTGCGCCACCGCTGCCACCTCAAGCGCTGCATACGGCACCTCGTGCTGGGCACCCATGAGGACAACGTGAGTGATCAGGTTGATCGCAATCGAGTCGAACGACAGCAGCGCCAGCCGGAGCTGCTGTGAGCGTCTCCCGCGCGCCCGCCCGACGCGTCACGCATAGCCGGTACCCCGGCGGCCGCTAGCCCGCCGGTGGGCAAATCCTTGCTCACCGCCGCGTAAGAATTACCAGCCTGTGCTAAGATCGGCCGCATCAGTCTCGCAACGCGGGACACGTGCAGCCGGGGCAGTCATGGGGCGGAGGATCGATGGCCTGGACGACTACCGACCGTGACGCGCTGAAGGCGGCGATCAAGGATGGCGTCCGGTCAGTGAGCTACAGCGACCGCACCACCACGTACGGCTCGCTGGCGGAGATGCGCGAGGTCCTCGCCATGATCGACGCCGAGCTCGACGCCGGGTCGGAGACGCCGCGGCCGCGCGTGTGGCTGGGCTCCGGCAGCAAGGGCCTCTGATGTTCGCCGGCATCGGCAAAACCTACCCCGCACCGTCCTGGGCGCTCCGGAGCACCGGCGTGCTTCGCGTGCGGAACAGCTACGAGAGCGCCAGCGTCGGCCGCCGCACGCGCAACTGGAACGCGCCCACGCTCGGTCCGAACGACTCCACGCTCCCCAGCCTCCGCCTCCTCCGCGATCGCTCGCGCAAGGCCTACCGCGACGACGCCTACGCCGGCGGCGCCATCGATCATCGCGTCGAGCAGCTCATCGGCTGCGGGATCACGCCGCGCTCGCAGGCGCCCGACGGCGTGTTTCGCGAGCGAGTGCACGCGCTGTGGGCTCAGTGGACGGACGAAAGCGACGCCGACGGCCTGCAGGACTTCTACGGCCAGCAGAGCCAGGCGACGCAGTGCTGGCAGGAAGCGGGCGAGGTGTTCGCGCGCCTGCGGCCGCGGCTGCCCGGCGACATGCGGACCGTCCCGCTCCAGCTGCAGCTCCTCGAGCCGGAGCTCTGCCCGATCGAGCACACGATCACGGCCGCGAGCGGCAACCGCGTGCGGGCCGGCATCGAGTTCTCACCGATCGGTCGCCGCGAGGCGTACTGGTTCTATCGACAGCGCCCCGGGGATCCCCAGGACCTGAGCACGGCCGAGCTGGTCCGCGTGCCGGCCGCCGGCATCGCGCATATGTACCTGCCCGGACGGGCCGGCCAGATCCGCGGCGTCCCGCATCTGCATCGCGCGCTCATGACCCTGCGCGACTTGGACGTGGGCGACGACGCCACGCTGCTGCGCTGGCAGCTGAGCAACATGCTCGTCGGCTGGATGACGCGGGGCGGTGGCGACGGCGCGCCGACGCTGGATCCGCGCACGGGCAAGCCGATCGAGCGCAACGCGGACGGCGTGCCGGAGATCGCGATGGAGCCGGGCGCGTTCTACGACCTCGAGCCCGGCGAGGACATCAAGTTCAACACCCCGCCGGAGGCCGGCAACACGTACGAGGCTTTCATGCGCCAGCAGCTGCGCAAGATCGCCGCCGCGACGCGCACGCCCTACCACGCTCTCACCGGCGATCTCTCGCAGATCAACGACCGCACGATCCGGGTCATCCTCCAGGACTTCCGTCGCGGCCTCGAGCAGCTCCAGGACCGCGTGATCGTCTTCCAGCTCTGCCGGCCCATGTGGCTCGCGTGGTTCGAGCGCGCGGTTCTCTCGGGCGTCCTGGAGGTGCCCGACGCGTACTACGAGGACCCCGCCCCCTGGCAGGCCGTCGAGTGGATCCCGGATCGGTGGCCATACATCCATCCGGTCCAAGACGTCGAGGCCGAGGAGAAGCAGGTGCGTGCCGGCTTCACGAGCCGCATGCGCGTGGTGAAGGGCCGCGGCTACGACGTCGAGACCATCGATCGCGAGCGGTCGGAGGACAACGCGCGCGATCGCCAGCTCGGCCTCAAGAGCGACTCCGACGCGAGTGCCACGGACCGCGCCGGCAAGGCCGCCGTGCCGCCGCCGGCCGACGATCCCGCGCCGGATCCGGCCGTAGCGGCCGCGCTCGAGGTGGCGCGCGCGGCGGCATCGCGGCCGATTGCCGTCGATGCACGGACGAGCATCGCTGAGGGCGCGGTGCGCGCCGGCGACGTGCACGTCAACGCGCCGGTCACCGTCGACGCGCCCACCACGATCGCGGAGGGCGCGGTCCAGGCGCCGGTGACGTTCGGCGACGGCGCCGTCCGCGTCGAGAACGCGATCACCATTCCGCCGCCGCCGGTGCCCGCGCCGGCGAAGGGCACCGTCGTCGAGAAGACGATCACCGCCCGGGATGCAGCCGGTCGCCCCGAGGCCTCCCGTGAAGTGCACCGTCCGCTGGACGAGTAGGAGCCCGGCATGAACGCGCTCTACGACAAGGCCCGACAGAGTTCCTCGAGGGCTCCATCGCCTGGCTCACCGACACGATCAAGTGCGTGCTGGTGGACGCGGCCGACTACACGGTGAATCTCGCCGCGCACGAGTTCCTCGCCGACGTGCCGGCCGGCGCGCGCG